AAAAAAAAATACCAAAAAAAATTTTTTATCAACTTTTCATCAACTTCTATTTAATCATTTATCTATCAACTTTTTTTCACATCTTTATCAAAATTAATATTGATTAAAATTTTATACATTAATAGCTAATTATTAATTTTTTATCTTAACTTTGCTTCAAATTAAAATAAACAATTATGTTTTATAAAAAGATGCACAGATTACCTATATACGATTCTCATCTATTTCAAGTAATTATAGGAGATGAAACGGATAAAATAAACAAAGCTATAAATCAAAATCAAGAGAATTATTTTGCTTCGTGTTGGAGAAACAATCATGGACCAAAAAGACTTAAATGTATAACAATAGTTTTAAACATAACAGATAAAATCGATTTAATTACTGCTGGTATTATTGCACACGAATGTATTCATGCTAAAAATATGCTATTTGAAAAAATAGGTTTTAGACCTGATGTAGATAATGATGAAGCTGAAGCATATCTTATGGAATATTTAGTAAATTATGTTACTGATTTTATTAATAAAATAAAAGGGAAAGCTGTTTGATTAAAAACTTTTTAAAATAAATTATATGAAAATAATCCAAAAAACAATGATACTTGAAAAAGAAAAGTATTATGAAATGCACTTGAAGATAATAAATTCACTTATACCAGCACCATTAAGTAATATGGAGATTAAGGTACTCGCAGGATTCATGTCTTTGAGTGGTGATTTAATGGAAGTAAATAGATTCAACAGTGCTGCTAGAAAATTAATAGCCTCACAACAATCCCCATCTATTTCTTCTGCTGGTATGAGTAACTATATAAAATCTCTTGAACAAAAAGGAGCAATTTATTATAATATTGATAATGTTTTAGAAATAGCTAAAATATTATTGTGTGAAAGTGGAGAGCAATTTTATCAATTTAAAATTAAGAAAAAGTAATGAAAATTGAAAATCAAGAATTAATGATTGAATTTTATGAAAAAAATAAAGATTCTTTTCCAGGATTAACATTTGAACAAATGAAAGAATGTTGTGGAACTCAATACTTATATGCTAAAAAAGAAATTGAAAGTGGTAAATTTCCAACAATTAGGTTAAAATACTTTGGTACATTTTTAGTTTACCCAAAAAGAGCAGAAGCTATATTAAGAAGATTAACTGTTCAATTTAAAGAATTGAAACTTAATGCAAAAACTTACTTTGAAAAAAAGACTTTAATTGAAAATTTTTTACAAAATGAAACAGAAGAGAAAATTTAGTGATATATTTGCATACCTTCAAGGTTATTACAGATATAACTTGTATTACAGTAAGAACTTTAAATGGTTAATAAGAAAACATATCTTTGAACAAATTATTTGGAGAATAACTGTAATGGATATTGAATGTTATGAGAAAGGAAGTTGTAAAATATGTGGTTGTGATACTACTGCTTTACAAATGGCTGATAAACAATGCAGTAAACCTTGTTATCCAAATATGATGAATAAAAAAGAATGGTTAAAATTTAAACAAAATAATTATGAACAATTGGATTAGTAAAGAAATTAATGTTGGTAATATTAGACAACATAAAATATTATATTTGTCTTTTGTTGCTACTCCACAAATAAAAGATATAAATTTAATAGTACCTGGTTGTGGTTGTACTGATTGCAAATATGATACTAACAAAAGAATGTTAAATGTAGTATTTAAAAGTGGTAATATACCAAATCATATATCTGGCAATCAAGATTTTAATAAAATGATAAAAGTTTTATATAAAGATGGTTCATATGATGAATTGTTTATAAGTGGAACAAAATTGAGAGAATGATGGAAAAAGTATCATTAGAAAATTATGTTAGATTAGCAAAAGCTAATCCTACAATAGAAAAAGAATTTGAATATTTCAAAGAAGCTATATTCAATAGAACATTAGTATGGGAAGGTGTATCAAACCCTAAAGCAGGTGGTAATTTACACAATGTTGCTGGGGATTCTGGTGGTTGGACATTATGGGGAATTGCATATAATTCTAATTATGGTTTATTTAAAAACTTTGATGATTTTAAAGATACCACCTATGAAGAAGCAGCAGCTATTGCATATACAAAATATTATAGAGCAATCAACGCTTTTATTCTTCCTTTAGAAGCAAGACTTATGTATTTTGATACTGCTTATAATATGGGTAATATGAGAGCAATCAAAATTATGCAAGGTTGTTGTGGAGTTCCCCAAGATGGGGTTATTGGTCCTGTTACAAGAGAAAAAATGCAATATGTAACAGAAGAATGTTTATTCAAGTCAAGAAATAATACCTATAATAATTTAGTTAGAGCTAATATTAAATTATCTAAATTTCTTAAAGGTTGGATAAATAGAAGTTTAGCAATATATAAAATTAAATAATATGAGCTTATTATTTAGTGTAGAAAATAAAATTGTAAGACCAAACGTAGAAACTCTTTTGATATTTCCTTTTTCAGAGATATGGAATAGAGATACTTTACCTGGGAAGCAATTAGCAATAGAAGATTTTACTTATATTGAATTTGTTACATCAGCTAAAAAATCAAATCCTTATGCTGGTTATGCTGAAGATGTCAGAAGAGAAAAAGTAATTACTGATATTATCACAAGACCAGACTGGACAGAAGATGATTTAATCAAACTTGCAATTGAGAAAATGATTCTGTTTCAAAAAGAAGCATCTGTTACTTATAATTATTACATGTCAGCTAAAATTGCTGCTGAAAAAATACAAGATTTCTTCAATACTTTTGATATGAAACTTGTGAATTTAAAAACAGGTTTACCCTTATATAAACCTAAAGAAATAACTTCAACTTTAATTGATACTTCTAAAGTATTAGAAAATCTTAACACTTTAAAAGATAAAGTAGATACAGAAATATTTGAAGAAGTAAAAAACAGAGGTCAAAAAATAGTAAGTCCATTTGCAGACCCAAATAGTTTATAATGTATGGATATTTATGATGATGGTAAATTAAGTGGTATTAGAAATCCAGATGGTATTTGGATTAATTCTCAAGTATTTAGAGAAGAAGCTCTAAATTTTAAAAATTATGGAATATATTGTTCATCACCACCTAATTCACCTGATTGGTTAAAATATTGGACAGAACAAAGAAGAAGATGTCTAAATGGTTATTCTGTAGGAGGGGTAAGAATTACAGGAGACCACTATTTTTATTTGAATTTCTGCCCAATTATGAAGACAGAAGAAGACGATAATGGTTTAATTAAAAGTAAAAGAGCTAAAAAAGGTAAGAAAGAATTAGACTTTCCAGACTTTTGGGATGGAGATTATAATTATTATTGGTGTAGAGAAATTGCAAGAAATGGTATATTAGATTCAGGTTTAATATTACCAGAAGAAGCAGATGAAATATATAGTTTACCTGATTTAGAACAGGCACTTAAAATGAAAGAAGTGTTTGATTCTTTACATCTTGATGTTAAAATAGAACCAAATTATCTTTATGGTGGATATAATCTTATAGTAGGTAAATCTCGAAGAAAAGGTTACTCATTTAAAAATGCTTCTATTGGAGTAAATAATTATCTTACAAAGCCTAATAAACTTACTATATTTGGTGCAGAAGACAAAAAGTATTTATATCCAAAAGGTATATTTACTATGGCAAATAACTATCTCAACTTTATCTCTCAACATACTCCTTGGGTATATCCAAGAGATGTTATTAATCAGATAAGTAAAGGACATATTAGAGCATCAACTTTAGAAATAAAAGCTGGTGTACCTATTGAAAAAGGATTTATGTCAGAAATAATGTCTTTAACTTTTAAAGATAATCCCGATTCTGCAAGGGGAAAAGATGCTTATGATTTAATATTTGAGGAAGCTGGTTCTTTTGGTACTCCTGGTTTATTAAAAGATAGTTATATTGCATCAGAAGATTGTGTAATGGATGGTGATATTAAAACAGGTCTTATTACAATATTTGGTACATCTGGGGATATGACTGGAGGTACAGCAGATTATGCTGAAATGCACAGCAGTCCTTTAGCATTTGGATTATTACCTTTTCAAAATGTTTGGGATAAAGATAGTGAAGATATGAAGTGTGGATTTTTTCATCCTATATCTTGGAATATGCCAGGACATTATGATGAGCAAGGAAATTCGAATAAAGCATCAGCTATTTCATCAGAATTAGCTACAAGAAAATTTCGTGTTGATAATGGGGCAACCAATGCAGCTATGCAAAAAAGGATGCAAGAGAAACCTCTTGGACCTTTTGAAGCATTTGGTATGGTATCGATAAACAATTTCCCTGTTGTCGAATTAAAAAGAAGGTTAGAAATTGTAAGAAGTAAAAATCTTCATTTAATAAAAGGTACACCAGTAAATTTATTTTTTGATGCTGGTAAAGGGAAAGTAGTAGCAGAACCTATTTTAGATGGTAGTGCTAATCCTGTATATAAGATGAAACCTGACAATATTTCATTAGAAGGTTGTCCAATTATATATGAATATCCATCAGAAGTTCCTGTTCCAGGAGCATATAAGATTGGTTATGACCCTTATAGACAAGATAAAGGTACATCATTAGCAGCAATACTTGTATATAAAACAATTATAAAGGGTTCATATACGAGAAGAGTAATAGTTGCTGAATATATAGGAAGACCAGAAAATGCAGATGATGTAAATTTTATAGCTAAATTGTTTGCTGAATTATATAATACACAAGTGATGTATGAGAATGAAGTAACCCATGTAAAAGGTTACTTTAGAAGAAGAAAATGGTTACACTATTTAGCTTTACAACCTGATGCAGTAATATCTAAAAATGTAAAAAACAGTAAAGTAGCAAGGGTGTATGGTTGCCACATGAATGAACAATTAAAAGATGCTGGAGAAAAATACATTAAGGATTGGTTGAATGATGTTCAAGATTTTGATGAAGATGGTAAAGCTCATACTACAATAGACCAAATTAATTCTATCGGTTTATTAGAAGAATTAATTACTTATAATAGAAAAGGAAACTTTGATAGAGTTATGGCATTAATGCAAGTTATGTTTCAAGAACAAGAATCTTTATTAGATAAAGAATATGATGAAAAAGCTGCACCAAATAAGAATGCAAAAAGACTTCTATCTATGATGGTAAATATGTATAATAAAAATAGTAGTACTTTTTATAACAGATTGAATTAAAAATGTTATTTTTGCAATAGTTTAATTAATAATATTAAATATATAAAATGGCTGAATTAAATACAAATTTTGATACTCATAGACTTACTCGTAAAGAGAAAGAAGCTAATGATTTTCAATGGTATAAAGAAAAAATAGATAGCTACGACAAAGAAGTAAATAATAATTCTTCTGGTTATGGTGGTGTTTCTGAATATAAAAGAATGAAAGTCAATTGTGATTTGTATAATAATATTATTGACTTGGCTGATTTTGCCTATGTTTGTACTCCATTTGGTGCAGAGGTGGGGGAACTCCCTGCCAATATGGTAAATAGAGATATTAGTTCTTATAGAATTAAAGCTCTATTAGGTATGGAAATGAAAAGACCTTTTGGTTATAAAGTATTAGCTACAAATGTAGAAGCTACAACAAGAAGAGAAGAAGAAGAAAGTAAAAGAATAAGAGAATATGTAATTGAACAAATTATGTTGCCAATTAAGCAACAAATTGAATTAGAATATCAAGAACAAACTAAAGGACAAAAATTAACTCCTGAAGAAAAAAAAGACATTCAAAATCAAATTGCTCAAGCTATTCAGGCACAAACTCCTCCAGAAATTAAAAAATATATGGAAAGAGACCACCAAGACCCATCAGAAGTACAAGGACATCAGATTATGGAGTACTTAATGAAGGAACAAGATATTAAAAGAAAATTTAATAATGGTTGGAAATATGGTTTACTTACTGCTTATGAAGTATATTGGATAGGGATTATAAATAATAAACCAATAGTAAAAGTGGTAAACCCTATAAGATTTAATTGTGATAAATCTCCTGATTTAGATTATATTGAAAATGGAGAATGGGCAACAGCAGAATGGAGAATGTCCCCTTCTGATGTAGTTAAAACTTTTAAATTAACTGATAAAGAAATTGATGATATATATAAAAATCATCATAATTATAATGAAACATATTTAAGAGAAAATTTACATGATTTTAATAATACACATGTAAACATAAATCACCATACTGTAAAAGTAATTCATGTCCAATTTAAAAGTTTAAGGAAAATTGGTTGGTTAGATTATATCGATAAAGATGGTAATCTTCAAACAAGATTTCTTGTAGATGAACAATACAAGATAAATAAAGAAAGTGGTGATGTAAAAGTTGAATGGGAATGGATTCCTGAAACTTATGAAGGATATAAAATAGGTACAAATATTTATAAAAATATGCAACCTGCACCAGGGCAAACAAAAGATATTGATACCATTTATGATTGTAAACTTTCTTACCATGGTGTAATATATGATAACACAAACTCCCAACCTACTGCTCCTATGGACAGAATGAGAGTATATCAATATTATTATAATATTGTAATGTTCAGAATAGAACTTTTAATGGCATCAGATAAAGGCAAGAAAGTGTTAATGAATATTAATGCTATTCCTGAAAGTGCTGGTATAGATGTTGAAAAATGGCAATACTTTTTTGAAAGTACACCTTTTATGTGGTACAATCCTGATGAAGAAGGAATGACACAGCAAGATGTAAATAGTATTGCTAAAACAATAGATTTATCATTAGCTTCTGATATAAATAAATATATACAACTTGCTGAATATCTTGAACAAAAATGTGGTAAAGCTGTTGGTGTAACAGACCCTGTTTTAGGACAAACATCTGCTAGTGAATCAGTTGGTAACAACCAGCAAAATTTAATTCAAACTTCACATATATTAGAACCTTACTTCGATTTACATACTTCTGTTAAAAAGAATGTTTTAAATTCCTTATTGACTGTAGCTAAAATAGCATATACTAATTCTAAATTAGAGGTATTAAATTACGTACTTGATGATATGTCAAGAAGAATGCTTGATATTGATATTAATCTACTTGATAATTCTACATTGGGTTTATTTATAGAAGATAGTGGAGAAGCACAAGAATCTCAAGAATTAGTAAGAACTCTTGCACATGCTGCTATGCAGAATCAAACTATTGAATTATCTGATGTGTTAGCTGTTATCAAACAAAAAGGTACTCAAGAAGCTGAAGAAGTTCTTAAAGCCGCTGAAAAAACAAGACAGGAAAGAGAAGATATTAATGCACAAAAACAAAGAGAGTTTGAAGCTGAACAAGCTGATAAAGCAAGAGAACATGAGAAAGAAATTTGGGCAAATGAAAAAGATAATATTATTCTCCGAGAAACTGAAAAGAGAAAAACTGTTGTTCAAGCTCAAGCTATAATGGCTATGGGTTTCAACGAAGATAAAGATGTGGATAATGATGGACAACTAGATGTTCTTGAAGTAATGAAAAATGCGACAAATATTCAAATTCAAATGGAAAAAACGCAATTGGAAAATAGAAAATTAGACCACGCTATAGAAAATGATAAAGAAAAAAACAATATAGAAAGGTCAAAAATAAACATGAATAGTAATTTATCTAAAAAAGTAAACCTTAAAAAATAGCTAAAAATAAATAAAGGCTATTACACATCAAATGATAAAAGTTCATTTTTTATTTGATTAATATAAATAAATAATATTAAATTTGTAACATTATGAGTAAAGAAACACAAACAAACGAAGAAATCGCAAGCAATCAATTTGCTGAATGGGAAACAGGAGAAACAACTTTTTTTGAAAATACAGCAGTTGTACCTGAAACTGTAATAGAAACAGCATTAAAAGATGATATTGTAATTGATACAGAAACAAAAGGCGTAACAAAAAAACAAGAAACACCAGTAGCTAAAGAAGATTATGTATTCAACTTTGAAGATGAAACTGCACCAGAAGAAGAAGTTACAATAACTGATGAAAAATCAGTAAAAATAAAAAGTAAAGATACATTGGAGTTCTTAAAAGAAAAAGGTTTTGTTGATTATGAACTTGAAGAAGGAACTGAATTAACTGATGATTTAGCTGATGAAATTTTAGAAGACAATTGGGATGCTTCTGTTATTGCTGGTATTGAAGAAACTATTAAAGACCTTCCTGATGCACTTAAAGAATTGATTAAATATTCAGCTAAAGGTGGGGACTTTACACAATTGCTTACTAAAATGACAATGCAAACAGTATCAGGTATCGATAATGATACGGATATGGAAATTGAAACAAATCAAGTTTTAGCAATATCTTTAGATTTACAAGACCAAGGTTATGACCAAGAATATATAGATACTCAAATTGAATTTTTAAAAGATACTGGTAAATTAGCTGGAATATCTAAAAAAGCATTTGAAAGGAAAATCATTAAACAAAAACATGATATTCAAGAAACTATAAATCAAGCTGAAAGAAGAAAAGAAGTTGAAAAAGAAGCACAAAAAAATTATAAAAAGGATATTAATGTGCAAATTAATTCTCTTAATGATATTAAAGGATTAGTTTTAAATAAACAAGATAAAGAAGTGTTACCTTCATATATATCAGATGCAAATATAAAATTGCAAGATGGTAGAATAGTAACTAAATTTCAACAAGAATTGTTTAGTATATTTGGAGATAAAGAACAAACAATTTTATTAGCTAAACTTGTTAAAGATAAATTTGACTTTTCAAGTATTACAAATAAAGAAATTACTAAATTCTCAAGAGGAATTAAAGAAGAAATACAAAATAACCAAGTTATTATAAGAGGGTCAAAAGGAAGTTCACAACAACCAAAAAAGTCTTTAGCAGAATTGCTTGACTAATTATTAATTAAATTAATTTATAAACAATTATGGCTACATTAGGAAATAAACTTATTACTAAAGAAATGGAATGGATGTCAGGAATGACAGAACAAAATCATTTAGGTAGAACATTGTTAGCAAAACCTGCAAAGTTAGCTGGAACAATGGACAAATTATTCTCTTCCCAAAATTACTATGCTGATAATCCTATTAGTTCTACCTTAATGGGTAGTCCTAGAACAGAGGAGACTATTACAAGTACCTCTTGGGAATGGGAAATGAAAGGTGCTAATACAAGACCACTTGTAGTAGTAGATAATGTGGAACCTGCTTCAAATTTAACACCAGGTAAATTCAAAAAAACTTTTAGAATCAAATTGGATGAAAATTGGTATTTGCCAGGAGATGTTTTAAGTCCAGGTACTTCTGATAAGAGATTCCAGGTTCGTGTACAAAATCAAGTTCAAAAACATGGTGATGGATATGTTTATGTAGTAAGAATAAATTCTGATGACCCTCAAGCATTTATCCCTGCCAAGTATTTATCTCCTGGTTCTCAATGGGGTAAATTATTCTCTCAATATGAAGAAGCTGCTGAACAATCTGGTTCTACTACTTTCAGTACACCAATTGCTTTTATCAACAAGATGTCTAAATACAGAAAAGAATACAGAATTACTGACTATGCTTCCCAAGAAGTTTTGTCTGTAGCAATTCCAGATTCTAAAGGTGTTTATCATAATTCTTGGATGAAATATGCAGAAGTTGAGTATTGGTTACAATGGTACAGAGAAATTGAAAGAGGTTACTGGTATTCAAGAAGTGCTGAAACAGTTCTTGGTGCAAATGGAAGACCTGTAAGAATGGGTGCTGGTATTCAAGAACAACTTGAAGATTCACATGTTCACAGATATTCTCACTTGACTGCTAAATTGATTGAAGAGTATCTTCAAGATATTTTCTATTCAAGAGTTAAACCTGGTCAAGGAAGACAAATCAAAGGATATACTGGGGAATATGGTATGATTCAATTCCATAGAGCAATTCAAGATTGGCAAAATAAATCAGGTTTTATCAAAAATGTTGAGGTTTATACTGATAAAGTAAAATCCGATATTCATATGAATGCTTTGCAAGCTGGTTATCAGTTTGTTAAATATAACATGGCAAATGGGGCGTCATTAGAGTTAGTTCACAATCCTCTTTATGATGATAGAGAAATTAACTTTGAAATTGACCCTGTAACTGGTTTTCCTATGGAATCTCAAAGAATTACATTCCTTGATTTTTCTGGAGAAAATAAAGCATCAAACATTAAAATTATGAAGAAAAAAGATTCTTCTACATTTACTTATATTTGTGGTACACAAGGTCCATGGGGTCCAGTTAATGGTGGAATGTCAGCTCATTCTGGTGATTACTATGAAATGCATGTTGGTATTTCAGCAGGTATTCATATTCAAGATGTTACTAAATGTGGTGAACTTATATTGAGTAGAAACTAATTGACATTTAGTTAGGTCATATAAAAAGAATTTTCTATCT